CGTTTTGATTGGCGCTTTTAATTAGCGCTATATTTTCGGCCGTGTCCGGCTTGTGGGTATAGGTAAAGCCGTTTTTTTTGCGGTTGGCCTTTACCAACTGGCCAAGCTTTACCGGGTCGATTGTTTCATTGTCGCCGCCGCGGTTCGGTAGATCGCCGGCTTGATTGTGTCGCCATAATTGGCCAGTTGGAAAGCGCGCGATTTTTTTCATAATGGCCGTCCAATTATTTTCAAATTCAGTTTTCCACCGGGTATTTATTCCAGTTTCTACTTCATTCCATACCATGCGAACCTTGCCGGATTGCGCATAACAGATCTTTTTTAACGCGCAACTATCCGGGCAACTGGCGCGCTCGGTTGTAGTAACGGGAATAGGGCCTGTTTTTTTATTGCCGCTTATTTCAGTTAATCTAATTTTCATTTTTAATACCTCTCGTTTTCTTCTTCATGCCATGCGCGCGGCTCTTGTTCTATATGCTGGCGCGCGCGGATCTTGTTTAAACCCTCGGCGCTTGCAAAATCATTAACCAAGCCAGCAACATCGCCAAAGACATCTAAAAAATTTTCGCGCTGGCGCTGGTCCATCTCATTGATAGCCATATGCAAATAGTTTACGGCGTCCGCCATTATAGCAACGCGCGTATCTGATACGCCGTTATCAGTTAATACTTTTTTAAAGTTTTTAAATTTAATCATTTTTATTTTTCCCTTAGTTAATTAATAATAACTTAGTATATCAAGTGATACTATTAATACAAGTTTTATATAATTTATTATTAGCTACAGCCGGTGACGGCGCGCCCTGGATCTAAATATTATTGAGATTTATTTTTTGTTTTTTTTCCTGGTCGCCTGGCAATTCCTGGTGGTTTATGGTAATGTCACTATTCCAGTTATTGTCATTACCTCCGACCCCCGACCCGAAGCCCGAATTGTCCCGACCCGACCCGACCCGATCCCGACCCGATGTCATCGCTCCGATCAAGCCCGACCAACTGTCACCCGACCATGCACAGGGGACAACGGTTCCCGAACCTGTGGTTGCCAGACCATGAAGCTTTAACTCCCGTCCATACTCCCCCCCAAACAAATATAGGTGGGGGGATAAGAGGGGGGTTACCAAGTAAAAACTAACGCCTCCAGAACGGTAATAGGCGTAATTCCAACCTACTTGATGGGAACTAATAGCAATTCGGTTAGTTTTGGTTACTTTAAGTTCGACCCAGAAAGAGAAGCCATCAGCACATATATGTACGTCTGGAATACCTCCGCCGTAACGGTTTTCTATTCTAGTCGTGTTCCAATGTTTCGGCAGATTTTCCTTCAATCTGTTCCACATTAGACTCTCTGGTTGTTGAGTCATTGACTTCTGTGTACTCCGCATCTACAAAAACTTGAGGATGATTTTTTCTTAATTCTTTCAGACGATTTTCTATCTCATCTCTGCTCATATTTTCAATAGCATGATAATGATTTGTTTCTCTTCTATCTATAGTTAAACCACCTAAAGCAGATCTAATTCTTTCCGCATTAATACTTGCTGAAAATTGACCTGCCTCTTCCGCAGATGATGAAAGATCTGCAAATCGTTTTAATTGTCCTAAAAGAGTAACACCATATTTCTTTTCACGTTCTTCTCTTAATTCTCTTATGTATTCGGAAACATGAGGAAAGTTAGAAGCATCTAATAACTTATGCGCTTGTATTTTACAAATGCCATTCGTATCAGAATAACCTGCCAATCTTGCACATTCTGCATTAGAATGCGTACCATCTACATAATGTCTAGCAAACTCTTTCTGACGATTAGTTAGTTTACGATTATGTTCTTCTTCAATCTCTAATGCTTTTTTATTTAACTTACTCATAGTCTTATATATACTAGCAAAAACAATAAAAGAAAAATAAAAAGTTAAAATTGTTTTTCACGCCGAACTATAAAGTGGTACGAAACACCCAATATTGGGACGAACTGTAACGAGTAGTGTAACGAACTCATCCATTGTCAATGTACCATGAGCAATGGTTACAGAACATTGCAAACTCACTCGTTGCACTTTTACACTTTTTCTCTCCCATATTTTCATTTTCAAACACAAAAATATATTTGACCCGTATATATAAGGCGCAACAAAATTAAAAATAATACCATGTAATACCATATGATAATAATGCTTGCATCGTTTATTGCATTGTGTTAACTTAAATTGTGCATAAGGCACTAAACCTGAAGAGGATATACTTTAAAGAGAGGAACAGTAACTTGGAAGATTATATTAAACACACCATCTGGGGGGAAGCAGAAACAGCACTTCCCGTAGCACAAGGAATACACCTTGTAACAACAGCAACGCATGGCGGTTATGTTTTATCACACCATCGTATCAAAGTCCTTAAACAATTATTCCCATTAGCAACACCTTATAAAGGTGATGAGAGATATTGGGAAGAGGCTTGTGATTGGGTGTATGTGGTCATGGCTTTTCCGCAATGCTTTAATGATGACCAAGTGCAGTTAGCAACAAAACAATATCAAAAATCTTTGGATTGTCTGACCACTTATGCTGACGGCAGATTAAATAAATCAACTAAGGGAGAAGAATAATGGGTGGCATGAGTGACGTAGTAATAGAACATGAAGAATTAGTGGGCGAAGCTTTAAGTCAAGGCTTAACAACTAAGGACGAAATTGTAGCATATCTAATAGGAAGGTTAACTTATGTAGATAAAAATTATGTAGCAGAATTATTAGCAACATTAGATAAGGGAGAAATCGTATGAACGGCAGACAAATAAAAAAGTTAAAAGTAGAATTAAATAACTATAAAACTATGAGTGAAAAAAGAGCCTTTATAGATGGGTATTTAGCTAGTTTACAACATGAATTAGAACAACAATTAAAAGAAGGAGAGAAAGCATGAAGAAAATAAGTAAAGAAACATTAGCATTAGTCAATAAAGTTAGAGAAGTAAACAACACTCTTTCAGATGGAGGAGTAACGTGTTTACGTTATTCTGAAGTGGAAGAGATGATGGATGCTTTAACGGACGTTGTAAAATTCTTTGATCTTAAACATCAAGGAGGTATCAGCGAGTGGGGAGAGAATGAAGGTGAGTATGAAAGTAAGCATTGGAGTGATTATGTAGCACCTAATGACCCAAGAGCCTACGATCCTAAAAAAGATAAGGAGAATGATGATGACTAAAATATATATTAGAAAAGTTTATGAAAATAACAAATATACTATTTCTTTTGGCATAGATGAAGATGCTAAAAATTGGAAAGCTGAAGAAAAGGAGTGGATAGAGCAAGATTTTTCTGTAGCTGACGATAGTATAGAATTACTTTGTGAACTTAAAAACAATAATTTAGGTGAAGTATTGCAAAAAATTAATGAGGAGATAAGAGGAGAATGATGATGACTAAAGAAGAATATATAGAGTTACATACGGAAAGTCTTTTAGAAGATTGGAAAGTTACTGCACAGATTGTTAAAGAAGTAGTAACCCAAGATGTAAAAGAAATGTCAGACGAAGACATGAAAGTATTAGCTAAGGAGTATGGATATGAGTAGTAGAGATATAAACACAATACCAACCACAGATAGGCACATAGTTGGGTACACAATATTAGTAGAGTGGTCAGACAATCCTAAGTCTGTACCACTTACGGAGGATATGCCTAACCATGTAGATAATGTCTTTAATGACTGGCTCAGAGAAATAGAAGAAGATGAGAATAACGATGGGGAGGTTTAGAAAAATGGCATGGTCTAAATCTATAGAACAGCAGTCGCCAGATCTATGTAAGGAGTGCGGGGAGGACACGAGCTTTGGATCTGGCAAATTTGTCAACCGCATTCCTGCAGATGATCAATACCTATGCGAGGAATGTTTAATAGAAATAGAGCAAGAATTCGAAGTCGAAAGAGATAAAGAAATGGCACAATTTAAATTAGAAAGGGAGAATACTAATGACTAAAGAATACCTAATTAAGTTTGATGATTTTTTAGATAGCATGGCATCTAAAAAGTCGGGAATAGCCGACAAAGATTATGAAATAATACATAAAATTTACACTAAGTATTTAAAGGAGAAAGCCGATGATGTATGAGTCGCAAACCAGAGTATTAATTATTTGTGAGGAAAGCATTGGCGATCATTTCTGGTACACCTATTCATGGATGATATACAAGCAAAAGAATGGATGGATGACAAGTGATGAAGGCCGTGAGGAGATGCTTAGAGAAATCTATGCAGAGGATCATGACATCGAGTACGAGGAGAATGGCAGACCTATTTCCGTAGACGGAGAATGGAAAGCTAAAAAATCCATCATGTTAAAATAATTAATCCGATAAACTTCGGAGCATTAATTGAGGAAGGAATATTAAACCAATGAACAGTAAAGACATAAAAGAATTAAGAAAAACATATTTTAGTAACCAACAAAAGTTTGCTGATGTCTGCGGATTTGGACAAGCCAGTGTCCAACGGTGGGAAGCAGGGACAAAAAAACCTTTAAAGAGCCACGTCGTATTGATGGAACTCTATAGAGATATACCTGCAGTCAGAGAGTATTTAACTAGGGAGGATGTAAAATGATTAGTGAAGCAGAAGAATTAGTAAAGTCTGGATTAAGACATGGATGGAAGTTTGAATTATTGTGTGAGGGCGAACACTTATGTAAAGATAATACAGACTTTAAAGATATTATGGAACACATTAGAAGTGTTGATGCCGTAGTAGAATTGCACATGCAGAAAGAAGGCGAGAAAGACGATTGGGCAAACCTTGTAATGTTTAATGAAGCGGATGAGGAGATTGTCGATTGTTATGTTGGCGGATTTATTGACGATTTTATTAATAGGGAGGTGGAGTGATGCCAGATGAATACGAAAGACTAATCGACAATACGATTGCTTGCCTAAATAGATCCGAGTCCGATTGGGCGAAGAACTATTGGGCAACTAACCTAGCTGTATTGATGCGTAAACTTAGAGAAAAAACATATACAAAAAGATGAGCAAGGTAACAAAACATACGAAAGTAAGATCCTATGACGGTGTAGAGGGCAAAAGAAGACAAGTTTGGTGTCCCAATTGCCACGCACCGTCCGTAGTGTACAATTTTACATGGCAAGAACGGGAGTGTCCAGAGTGCCATGTAATAACACCTAAAACCGATTGGGAAGTTTTAGGTTAACCAGAAGGAGAGAAAGTAATGATGAAAGTTTGTTGGACAATATTAGGAGTATCATGGTCATTGCACATTTTAATCTTTATCTACATACTAATGTGTGCAAGTATATAGTTATGAAATTTTTTAAAAAGCACAAAAAAAAGAAAGCGAGAAAGAAAATGGGATTAGAATTTTATATCTGTATAGCGCTAGGTAGTTTCCTAGTAGGCTTACTCTCTTAATATGTTGCGGGCTGACGGCTTCGATGAAGCCATTATTGGTATTGGCAATCGGTGCGGTCAGCTAGACATCCTTGCCTATGACGTAAACAAATGTATTAAGATCTTAATGGCTCAAGGGATGACGGAAGAAGAAGCTATCGATTATTTTGAGTTCAATGTAGTGGGCGCTTGGATGGGCGAAGAAACACCGATTTTTATAAGGGAAATTTATGATGACGAAAGATGAACTATTGTTTGAGTGTATGGAGCAAGCAATAAGAGAAGCCCGATCTTTTGCTAAACGGGGAGCAAAACCCGAAGACATAGCAAAAGATTTATACCCCGACAAAACGTCAAAAAGTTGGTTGATAACGGTTGCATTAATGAGTTCATGGTGGTTTAAGCTGAGGTCGGCGGATATCACAAACAACCCTCCCGAAAAAAGTATATACTTTTCTAATGTATGAATATAATTGCACATTACGGCGCGTAGTGGACGGCGACACAATTGATGTGGACGTAGATCTGGGTTTCAAGGTTACGTTAGCTAATGAAAGAATTCGTCTGCAGGGAATAAACACCCCAGAGTCACGCACCCGTAATTTAGAAGAGAAAGCTTTAGGATTACAAGCAAAAGCCCGACTTAAAGAGTTATTACCAAAAAAGTTTACTATACAAACGGTAAAGCAAAAAAAAGGCAAATTTGGGAGGATATTAGCAATCCCGATAGTAGAAGGGCAAGACATTTGTGCAACACTAATAAGTGAGGGTCATGCCCGAGAATATCATGGAGGAAAAAAAGAAGTTTGGACTCCTTGGACTGTTCCTACCGCTAGAAATATTTAATGATCAATAAAAATAGCATCTAACTCATACCCCATTGCCTGGAGCAAAGATTCAATTTTATAAATAGAAGGTTCCGAAATCTTTTTTCGTTCGTAGTTTTCTATTGTGGATACCCCGACTCCCGACTCTTCCGCTAATTGCACCCGAGACATTCCCGATTTGTTGCGCAATTCTAAAAGTATATGCGCCCAATGTTCTTGTTTTTTGCGGGAGGGATCGCCCATAAAAGACTCTTCCCCCCATCCTTGTTTTTTGTTTACCGTTGTCAAAGTTAATTAGGATTAGTACGACTCACATCGAACTCTTCCAGTATACCATTAAAGGTTTCTTCTTTACCTAATATAATACCTAACGTAGTATATTGTAGCTTAGACATAAGGTAACACATTTCTTGTAAGCCCATCTCATCATCCGCTCCGCCTAGCTCTAAGGCCAAACGAAATAATAACACAACTTTATTACTATTATTAAATTTCTTTTCGCCGTTTACAAAGTCTGTAAGCTTTTCATAAAACTCATTAACTCCTTCATAAGGATTACTTTCCATATTATTTCCCCAATTTTTTTCTTAATTGTTTTACTAAAGTCGCTTTTTTTAATCGTCGGTCTAATTCTATTCCAACTTCTCTTCCTTTACGCTCTAATTCAATTTTATTCATTTGCTCCAAATCTTTTTGTGGCTCTCCTACAAAAATTCGATTCAACCATTTTATAAAACTTTCTGACATTTCTTTCTCCTTAGTTAATTAAGCCATTCTTTTAAATCTTCGCCCATTACTCGGCTGGCTATATCCATCTTATTACGTAAAGACTTAACAATTTTTTCATCAATTGTTTTTTCCGCAATAAGATCTATGTAAGTAACGTGCTGGGTTTGGCCGATGCGGTGGCACCGGTCTTCTGACTGCATACGTACTGCTAAGTCAAAACTGTTTGCAAAATACACCACCGTGTTTGCTTCGGTAAGAGTAATACCATACCCTCCTGTTTGCGGGTTCCCTATAAAAAACCGCGCGTCTCCTTTTTGAAATTGTTCGATAGCTTTAGTGCGATCCTCATCTGTCGTATCACCAAAGTAAGTTACCGTGGACAAGGGCCCGTATACCTTAGTCAGTTCAGCATGAATTCTTTTTATGTCATAACGGAAACGAGACCAGATAATAACTTTACCTGATACATCCTCCAGGCATTGCATTAACTCAGGCAAACGGTTGTCTTTTATTTCTACTATATCGCCTTCATCGGTTTTAGAATGTCCGGACAAAACCTGCTGCAGACGTAAAAGTTGCGTCATAACATTAGGTGCTGTCATAAACTCGGTATCGCTCAGATAAGACAAGGCGTATTCTTTTATCTCCATGTATATACGAGATTGATCGGGAGTCAGTTGAATATGCCGTTGGGTGTAAATCTTAGAAGGCAAATCCAAACATTCGGATTTCATGATGCGTGAAGAAAATGTTTTTAACAGTTCGGCTAAAGCTTCAAGGTTTCTATACCCTACTATTAAATTAAAAGAATGTGCACCCATCGTACGTTTTTTCATAATAGCGTAACGGTATTGGTACTGATAATAATTGTCGCCAACATCTCCTAACAAAGTAGGATCTAAAAAATTACATTGCGCCCAAAGATCCATTGGCGATTGTGTAACGGGAGAACCCGTAAGAATTCTTTTATACTTAGCGTGTCGTCCTATTTTTATAATAGCTTTAGTACGTCTAGCCTTTGGACTTTTAATAGTGGTCGATTCGTCTACGGCAAACATAGCTTTTGATTTTTTTAATACCATTTCAAGGTACCGTGTACCTTTGACAGTAGACAGCGCTTCAACATTCATTACCAATATGCGCAAGGTTTCTGATACGTTAGGCGCTAAAAAAGATTCCAATTGTTTTTTCTGTTCACGTTTAGGAGTTGATGACCACATAGCGGTGTCACGTTCAATACGATCTGGTAGATGCACAGGAATTTCTATCTGAGCCCAATTACGGTAAACGCCTTTAGGTGCAACAACTATGAACGTATCAATGTGACCTAATTCAAAAAGTATGCCGGCATTATCTATGCAGACTTTGGATTTTCCTGTACCCATTTCCATGAAGTAAGCCCAGTTCAAAGCTTTCCATGACAGCTTTAAAACATCGGCTTGATGATCAAAGGGTTTCGTCTTAAACGTATAAGACATATTTCTCACTTTCTATTAACAATTCTTATATATAAACAGAATAATTATAATAAGTCAAAAAAAATAGTTTACAATTATATTTAATTAGATTAACGTGATTAAACGTAAACAAGAAAGAGAGAACTCAATGGCAAACAAAGTATTTGTAGCACAAGAAAACCCCCGCGTAGATATAATATCTGCAACCAAATGGGGCGAATTGATTCCTTTAGCAAATTTTAATGATCAGCTTCACCTTAACACAGGGCGATTAGTTGCGCAGATTAAGCGTAAACTAAAAGGGTTTGATGATGACGATTGGCTATTGGCTATCGGGGACCCCGCTATAATAGGCGTTGCATTTGCCATTGCTAGTGATTTTAACTCTGGTAGAGTTAATATTCTAAAATGGGATAAAATAGAACGTATATATTATCCGGTAAGAATATCTATTCGAGGAGGAATCGAAGACCTTAACCTTTAACCTGAAGAGGATGTACTATAATGAGTGAAAAAAAGATCGATGTTTGGAGTGAGATTACAGCAGATGCAAATGCATTTAAGAATGTAACAACGGACGGAGGACAAGAACTAAGTCAATTAGTGAAATCAGCTTCCGATTTAATAAAAGACATCAAAGATAAAGAAGATGACCTCAAGCTTTTAAAGTCAAAAAAGCAAAGGTACGAGTATGAGTTAATTCCTGCAAAAATGGCTGAGATGGGCATAGATAAGTTAACGGTAGACGGTAACACGGTATCTTTAACTACCTTTGTTCAAGCAACCATGCCTAAAGATCCTATGGACAAAGAACGTGCTATAGGACATTTACGCGACATTGGCGCAGAAGACTTTATTAAAAACCAAGTACAGATTTCATTTGGCATTAATGAAGATAATTCCGCTCGTTCTTTGCAATCTGAGCTTGAAGACAAAGGACACGACACAACAGCGCGGACATGGGTAGAACCATCGACTTTAAAAAAGTTGGTGCGTGAACGTGTGGAAGCTAATCAACCGATTGATCTAGAATTGTTTAAAGCATATGTAGGTCAAACAGCTAAAATAAAAGGGGAAAAATAACATGGCTGATAATTTACCAGATCTAACAACAGCATTTGAGTCCGACATAGGAAGTGGTTTTGAAGAAGTAACATCTTCTGATATTCAAATTCCGTTTTTAAGAATAATCCAGGCGTTAAGTCCGCAACTAAAAAAGTCTGATGCGGGTTTTATACAAGGCGCATCTTCTGGTGATATTTTTAACACTGTTACAAAAAAGACTTGGGCAGGAGAAAAGGGTGTAGTAGTTATACCTGTTTACTTCCAACTAAAACTTTTAGAATTTATTCCGCGTTCTCAGGGTGGAGGGTTTGTGTCAGAACTGTCTCCTAACTCTGACGATGTACGTAAAGCCGTACGGGACACAGAATCAGGTCTAGAACTTTTAGAAAGTGGTAACGAATTAGTTCGTACAGCACAACATTATGTAAAGATAGTGCACTCAGATGGAAATCTAGAGAATGCTATTATTGACATGAAAAAGACACAATTAAAAAAGTCACGTCAATGGTTAAGTATAATGATGATGCAAAAGCATAACGGTAAAACTTTACCATCGTTTGCTAATATGTATAAGTTAACATCTGTTGAGGATGGTAACGATAAAGGTTCTTGGAATTCATGGTCAATAAAACATGAAGGTCAGGTTTCTACTATGGAAGCTTATCAAGATGCAAAAGCTTTGCATTCAAGCGTTAGTAGCGGAGAATTAAAGCCCGCTCTACCTACTGATACAGACGAAATTCCATTTTAGAGAGATTGCCCCCATTGTCCCATGGGGGCATCTTTATGTATTATGCAGGAAAAAGCACAAAAATTTATAGAATTGTTTGCAGGGTTTAGTAGAGCACATGGACAAACAGAAGTCATGGACTCTCAAAAAAATGGTAAACAACAAGCAAAAAGCTTTATTGTTCGGGAACCGTTAACCGTAGAGCTTGTGCAAATGCACCTAGAAGGAAAGAAAGGTGTAGGCAGTATACCCATTGATGAAAACAATCAATGTTTGTTTGGAGCATTAGACATTGACGAATATGATCTAGACTTAGTAAAATTATTTAAGAAAATCAAACAGTTAAAGCTACCGTTGACCGTGTGCCGGTCTAAATCAGGCGGGGCTCATTTATATATATTTTTAAAAGAAAAAGTTTCAGCGACAGAACTTAGGGATAGGTTGTCAGAGTTTGCTTCTGCCTTAGGTTATGGCCAATGTGAGATCTTTCCTAAGCAAGAAGAAGTAATAGTAGAACGCGGAGATGTGGGAAATTTTATAAACCTTCCATACTTTAATGCAAAGTATACTACACGTTACGCTTTAAATGTAGAGGGCGATGACATAGGGTTCGATGAGTTTTTATTTAAAGCAAACAAAAACAAAATTACATTAGAGAAATTAAGAGACTTACAGGTAGGAGTAAGTGAAAAACTTCTTCCACAAGGGCCACCATGCTTACAACAATTGACAGAGTATGGCGTTCCTGAAGGCGGACGTAATATGGTAATGCTTAACGTAGGACTATTTTATAAAATGTCTAGCCCAGAAGCATGGAAAGATTTGTTAGAGAAACATAATCAAGAGTATTGCAATCCTCCGCTACCGGCTAAAGAAATGGTAACCATACAAAACCAATTAGAAAAGAAAGAATACTTTTATACATGCAAGCAAGAACCTTTACGGTCACATTGCAATAAGTCTATGTGCCGTTCTAGAAAATTTGGTATAGGAAGTGGCCAATCGTTTCCCACCATTGGAGGACTTAGTGTAGTGGAATCGGAACCTCCTGTTTGGTTTATTGATGTGGATGGCGCACGATTAGAACTAAGCACTCGGCAACTGCAGATGCAAGTAGACTTTCAAAGGGCCTGCATGGAACAAATGTATAAAATGCCTGCACGGATGAAAGACAATGAATGGAGAGAAATGATCGATGTGTTATTGGAAACAGCGACACGGATAGCTGTTCCAGAAGAGCTAACACAAAAAGGACAGTTCCAAGAACTTCTTGAAATGTTTTGCACCGCACGTTTGCAGGCTAGAAGTCCAGAAGAAATTATTACCGGGAAGCCGTGGTCCGAGGAAGACTATACGTATTTCAAGCTTAGTGCTCTCCAAGAGTTTTTAAAGAGACATAATTTTACGATCTATACCCGTGGTCAGATCACAGAAAGATTAAAAGAAATGAATAATGGCGGAACAGCCGACAAGCAGTTTCGTTTTAAAGATAATAAAGATAAGTGGCAAAGTGTCCGGTGTTGGTTTATTCCTGAGATTAAAAAAGGAGATGTGGATCTTCCTGCAGTTACTTTTAAACCGGATGAGGAAACACCCTTTTGAAAATAGAGAAAACAATACTAGGCCCTCCCGGTTGTGGAAAAACCCAAACAAATTCTAATCTTATTCAAGACTATATACAAAGTGGTATAGAACCTCAGCGTATTGCTTGTGTGTCTTTTAGTAAGAAGGCGGCTAGAGAAAGTAAAGAACGTGTGTGCAAAGATTGGAATATTTCAGAAGAAGACTTACCATACTTTCGTACACTACACTCTATGGCTTTTGGGTCATTGGGTTATAAAACTACGGACGTATTACGCGGTAAAGATATGCGGGAAATAGGTCATAAGGTTGGTTTAGATTTTGCAAGCAAGTCTACGGGTAAAGATACAGAAAGTGATTTTGAATGGATAGGCAATCAAAAAGGCGACGAATATTTAAAGATCTATCAGTTGTCCAGGAGCCGTTTAAAATCGTTAGAAGAAGTTTTTCAGGAAGAAGGCAACTACAATTTAATTTATTCTGAGTTAACGCGGTTGGTAGAAGCTTATGAGAATTATAAAAAAGTTAAAGGAAAAGTAGACTTTACGGATATGATAGAAGAGTTTATAGCGCAAGACCAATGTCCAGACCTAGAAGCTTTAATAGTAGATGAAGCGCAAGACTTATCAACATTGCAATGGAAAATGATTGATACCATTAGACAATCTCCTAACATACAGATATTTACCGGTGACGATGATCAGGCAATCATGAACTTTCAAGGAGCGGACGTGCAAGCTTTTCTATCGGCTACTAAAGAGAAAGAAGTGTTAAACCAATCGTACCGTATTCCGCAATCAGTCTGGGAACAAGCGCAACAAATAGTAACACGAATAGATGATCGCGCGCCTAAAGAATGGCATCCTAAGAAGGAGAAAGGATCTATCTATTATCATAATTCTTTGGAGGAGGTTCCTATTGAATCGGGAGAGTGGACAATTTTAGCGTCTACAAATAGATTGTTAGATAAATACGCTATGCAACTGAGAGAAGAAGGTTGGATTTATAGCAGGCATGACCACCCAAGTGTACCAAGAAAATTGTATGAAGCGATACTATCTTGGGAGTCACTATGCAAGGGTCAAGAAGTAACAATCAGTCAAGTAAGAAATATATACGACCACATGAATGCTAACGAAGGATTTAAAAAAGGATTTGGAGGGCGCTCTAGAAAGTTTTTAGACCATCCGCCAGAAAGTGTGTTTCGTATGGATTATTTAAAAGATAACTTAGGTTTATTGGTTGACGGATCACAAAGATGGCATCAAGTGTTAGGTAAGGTGGGACTTAACACACAAAACTATTTGCTAAACGCTTTAAAACGTGGCGACAATGTTAAAAGTCCTAGAATAAAACTTAGCACTATTCACTCTATGAAGGGTGGAGAAAATGATAATATCCTGTTAGTATCAGATATATCGTATGCGGCTTCTAAAGAAATGATTACAAGGCCCTCTACTTTACACCGCATGTTTTATGTAGGAGTAACGCGTACAAAAGAAAATTTGCATATTATGCAACCAGAAACAGAAAGGTACTATAACCTATGAGACCTAAAGAAACTTTATTAAAAGCCGCTGAGTTAGTAGGAGGTAAAAGAGCTGAACAACATGGAGACTATCGATTGCTTCATGTTAGGATAGCCGGACTATGGTCTTCTTACTTGGGAACAAAAATATCTCCTAAACAAGTAGCTTTTTGTATGACGTTGCTTAAAGTAGCAAGAGATGAACAGGGTGTTTTTAATCCTGATGATGGAGCCGATGCTACAGCCTACACAGGGATTTGGGCGGCTTTAGCGGCAGATTACGGAAATGACGATGTATGAGCAAGATTTATTTAATGAACCTACGTGGACTCCTCCAAGTATTCTTCCTGATCTATCTCAAGAAAAAATTATAGCTATTGATGTAGAAACTTCTGATCCAAATCTTTTAACATTAGGCCCAGGGTGGGCAAGGAACGATGGTCGGTTGATCGGGATTGCTGTTGCGTCTTCCAATTGGAAAGCGTATTTGCCTTTTGGTCATGAGGGCGGTGGTAATATGTCAAAGAAAATGATAATTACTTGGCTACAAGATCAACTTAAACACGGCATGTCTGTAGTCTTTCATAACGCGCAATATGATTTAGGATGGTTACGAACTGTAGGAATAGAAGTAAAAGGCAAAGTCCTTGACACAATGATTGCCGCGCCTTTGTTGGATGAAAACCGATATTCTTATTCTCTTAATGCTTTAGGTTCTACCTATCTAGGAGAAAAGAAAAAAGAAGATGAGCTTCGTATGGCGGCTAGTCAACATGGAGTAGATGCTAAAAAAGAAATGTGGAAGTTACCGGCTTCTAGAGTAGCAGGCTATGCAGAGACAGATGCTCGTCTAACATTAGATTTATGGCATGTATTACGTAATAAGTTGGCGGCAGAAAAATGCGGAAACATATTAGAAATGGAATTAAACCTTCTTCCTATTATTTTTGAGATGCGATCAAAAGGTGTGCGCGTGGATTTAGAGAAAGCCTCTAAGACAAAAAAGTATCTTCAAACAAAAGAAGACACATTATTGTTAGAAGTAAAAAAAGAAACGGGTATAGACATTGAACCGTGGACAGCAACTTCTTTAGCGTCCGCTTTTGATAAGTTAAACTTGACATACGAAAGAACGGAGAAATCTGGTGCTCCAAGCTTTACTAAACACTTTTTAAAAAACCATAAACATCCTGTAGCAAAAAAGATTTTAGAGATACGGGAATACAATAAAGCCAACACAACTTTTGTAGACACTATTATGCACCATCAATACAAAGGGCGTATCCACTGTGAGTTCAATCAATTACGATCTGGAGATGGAGGCACGGTTACCGGTAGATTTTCATCTAGTCATCCTAACTTACAACAAGTTCCTGCAAGGCATCCTGAAATAAAAGAATTGATTAGAGGATTGTTTATACCAGAAGAAGGATGCAAATGGGCTAGTTTTGACTACAGTGCTCAAGAGCCTAGATGGTTGATGCACTACGCTTCGCTAACTCCAGAGACTAAAGATAATCCGCGTGTTCAAGAGATTGTTGAGTCTTATCAAAGCGATGACTTAGACTTTCACCAAATGGTAGCGGACATTGCAGGTGTTGAAAGAAGTTTAGCTAAGACTATTAATCTTGGTATTATGTATGGCATGGGCATAGGAAAGTTAGCTTCTATACTTGGAGATATTTCTTTTGACGAAGCTAAGAGTTTGCGTAATGATTACGACGAAAAAGTTCCGTTTATTAAAGAAATGGCCGGAGCGGTAATGGCCGTAGCTACACGTAAAGGAGAGATCCGTACATTGATGGGCCGGAAATGCCGGTTTCCTATGCGGGAGCCTAAAGGTTTTGGCGGTTACAAAAAAGTTATTCATATGGACAAACTTGAGGAAGAGTGGGAAAATATTCAAAACACTCCTTTAGATGACAGAGATAAAGATTGGCGCAAAAAAAATCCTATTAACTATCAGGTAGCTTTTACGTATAAGGCTCTTAATCGTTTAATCCAGGCATCCTCTGCTGACCAAACTAAAAGGGCTATGTTAGATTGTTTTAATCGAGGGTATTTACCTATGCTTACTGTGCACGATGAATTGTGCTTTTCTGTTAGGCATGACGAAAACATTAAAGAAATTAAACAAACGATGGAAAATTGTTTCCCGGAATTAAAAGTTCCTTCTCGTATTGATGTAGGAGTGGGAAAAGATTGGGGTAACGCTAAATAAAAGAGCGCGGGGGCGCCGCGCTCCAACTAAGGTAGTTTTAGTATAAACACAATGTTTATTATTGTCCAGCTAATGGATTGTTTAAAGCTCTGGTCAACATTTCTCGGAGCCTAGTTTCCAGGTCTTTTAATTTGACATCTATAACTTCGTTACGTCTAACAGCATCGGATTCTATAGCCGTACGCTTACCGTCAAAACGATCCTCAGCATGTTGGATTAGCGTCTTTATTTCATTCTCTGCCGTTCTTACTGCACCTCTTGTTTCTTGGTCCGAGGCTCTTGATCTCTTGTCAACAGCACTTATTTGGTCTTGCACTTCGT